CAAAAACTTTTCCTGCTACTCTAACAGCACCTCTTCCAAATACATTTCTTGCACCACGAAGAGCCATTGCTCCAACATTTCGTGCTCCTCTTTGAAAGAAACCTCTTTGCATATTTCTTGGAAGTGCCTCAAGACCTTCCTGACCAAATCTTTGGACAAATGCATCTCTCCCAAATCTCTGGAAGTATTTTCTCATGATGTCCTTTTCACCACGAACCACATCATAACCACGACCTCTGTCAGATCTTACTCCTTCAAGTATATTTCCAGTTCCAACAAGATATGTTCCTCCACGAGTTATACGTCTATTAAATCCATTATATTGATCAGTTCGAACTCCATTTCTATAACGACCTGTCTGATATCTTACACCACCAGGACCACCTCTTCCAGGTCTCTCAAATAAATCTAATCCATCAGCAACAGCAGAAAAAATATCACCAATAATAATTCCTGCCATAAGAGCATTCACAATACTGAACTTCTTATCAAGTTCATTAATTGCTACGGCAAGATTCTTTTCATTCTGATCAATTTGAGCACCAGTGATACCACCAAGAACCTTAGTTCCTGCTAATGTTACATTATAAAGTGCTGTTCCTAAAGCATCAGTTGCTGGTTTTAGAAACTTACGAATGTCTTCAAGTGTCTTCATAAAATTAGAGACACCTTCTAAAATTTTTGGAATATAATCAAAGAAACGATTAACTAACCAACCGACAAACAAAAGAACTAATGCATTTTTGAGTCTATCAAAGAAACTTGCAAATGGTGTTCTAATTTTGGGAAGATCTATTTTTTTCTTTTGACCTTTAAGTTCTAATTTTTCCTCAGTTTTTTTCTTTTCTTTTTTATCTTCAGATTCTTTTTTGCGTTTATTTTCTACTCTATTTTCTACAGATCTTTTTGAGAGAATATTATTAATATTTGAAAGGGCTTCATAAATTGGAACTAATTTTTCATTAGAAGAAGAAAAATCTGAACCTTTATTAATAGTTGATACTCTCTTAGTTAAACCAGATCCAGGTGCTTTAACTATGGAAGATGATATTCTTAATCCACCAGATGTTGATTGTGGTAGTAGTTTCTGAGGTGAAATAGCCATATCTTATCAGGAGGGAGTAGCAATCTGCCTTGAAGCAGCACCGGTAACTCTTTCTGCATTTGAACTTGCAGCAGGTCTTGATGGAACAACACTTTGGGGAGAAGGTCCAGGTCCAGAAGCACCCGGAACACCAGTGACTTGATCAATAGTTGGACGAATATCAAGACCTCTTCCCATTGGTTGAGTTATATATTTCAAATAAGAAGATACTAATTTTCTTTCAGACTCACTAGAAAACTGAACTGATTCATACACAGTAGAATCTTTTGTTGCATCTTCTGGACTTTGTGCCAAAGAAGTTGAATCGTCAGATGTCGAAATTGCTTTTCCAGAAGTAATATAGTTTAAAAACTTCTCATGAAATGATGGATTTGCATCAATGTGCAAATGTTGACCATCTCTACCTGGAGGAGAAACACTTCCCGTATATCCCTGAATACCCAAAGATTTTCCAGCACTAATTTTCTGTCCGGTAGAGACTTTTAGTTTGTTGAAGTGTCCAAATAATCCCAAAGGTTTTTCATTCCTATCAATAAGTTCTACAGATTTTCCATATCCATCCCCCTTATCTCCAGCAAATTTTACAATAGCATCTACTGGACTTGGAACATCTACATCATAATTATTTGGATTATCTTTTGAATATAAGACATAATCTTTTGTAATTCCATATGCTCTTTTAGTGTCACCAGTTCCATGGTGTGGTCTTAGTTGAGAAAAAGAAACCTGGCCAGATAATCTTGTTCTTCCACCACCACTACTATCAACTGCTAATCCACCTCCTGCAGCATACATTCTTCCACCAGAATAAGTTGGTCGGTTTGTTCCCCCACCAAGTTTATTCATTGCAAGTAAGAAATCTTCACCAAAAGTATTAACTGCTGGTTTAGAGAAAACAACCTCACCTTCTGTTAGATTTGCAGGAACTTTATCTATCCCAGATGGACCTTTAACAACACCACCATCATCAAAATTTTGCTCACCCATCATACTAGTTCCTTGCAATCCACCATATGAAGTAGTTGGACCTAAATCACCAACTCCACCAACACCTTGAAGTCCCAAACCTTGTCCTGCTTGTGCTCGTGCTTTATTTTCTGCCTGAACAGATGCTGCTTTTCTCTGACCAGTAACTTCATTTGCAAGTGCTGCTCCACCAATGGCACCTGCTGTAGCCATCACTCCTGGATTTGTTATGACTCTTGCTGCAGACCCCAAAAGTCCACCTCTTCTACCAAGTCTTAAATTTTTAAGTAATCCCTTACCCTTTGTTAGATCTGCAATCATCCTAACAAGGAAACTTATCATGTTTCTTCCTAACCACCTAACAACCTTCACTAAAGGGTTGTTAAGCATTACAAACAACAATAAAAGTTTTCCAGCATTTCTTGCTAGAAAATCTACTATTGCATTAAATGTTTTAAGGTTGTTTGGATCTTTAATCCAATCAAGAAGACGGTTTGCTGTCCACCCCAAAAATAAAAGTATTAGTGCATCACGAATTCTTTTAAAAATATCTAAAACTGGTTTAAAAGTCTTTTCTAAAGCAGATACAATACCTTTAGATGCCTTTTCAAGTGAAGATTCTTTTGCTGTTTTTTCTTCCTTATCTTTCTTTGATTTTTTATCTCTTTCTTCTTTCTTTTTTCTTTTATCTTCACTAATTAAATTATTCTGAATACTTAGAACTACAGAATAAATTTTATCTAAAGCACCACCATCTACTGCTTTTTGTTGAGGTAAAATTCTATTTGCAATAGATCCTGGTGCCGTTGGTTTATATTTAACTAAACCACCAGTGGCACCAAGTCTCCTATTAAAAACTGCTTGAGTATTTACCTTTGTTTTTTTGACTTTTGTTGCGGATGAACCTTTAACTCTTTGAAACTCATCACGAACTAACATTTCTTCATCACGAGAAAGTCCACCCTTTCCCATACTAATCTCAACTAATTTTTCACGCAAAAATCCCTTATAGGATTGCATGTCAATTTCATCGGTCTCTTCAAGTCCAAGTATTCTAAGTATATCTGCACTTACTTGTTCAACCGCCATTTTGTTGCTGCTTGAGTTTTTCTTCTTCTAGATGCTGTTTTAATAAACCAACATAGACTTCTCGTTCCCAAGGAATCCAATTTTCAATCTCCGTTAATGAATATTTATGATACTGCATTAAGGCAAAATTAATTCTATAATAAGATTCCAAGTCAATGTGATTCATACTCACCCGAAAAAAGATGCTAATCCCTCCAGAACGACAGTGCTCTTAACTTTAGTTTTTGGATTAGTAACTTGAATCTTATGACTTAATTTGGGCATGGTATCAAAAAACTTCTCAATCTGCTTGAATTGATTTGAATTAAGTTGTTCAAGAAACTCAAGCAATTCTTTTTTGGTTACCTCAGTTGCCTCCCAAGATTCTTCTTCATTATAAATGACATCTATACAAGATGCAATTAAATCAAATGACTGATCTATATTTGCATTACTACCAGTAAAATCAAAATTATTCTTAATAAACTCCTCAAGAGAAGGATATTTCAATCGCATCACTAGATTATCATCAAGTTTAATATCTTTTTTATGTTCTTCAGATTCCTGAACTTGAATTTCATCTAGAGCAATTTTAACAGAAACAGTCGTCTCTTCATCATCAGGACAGATAATTCCAACTTCAACTTCTTCACCAACAGATTTTCCACGAATATTGAGAAACAAATATTCAATATCAAATGTTGGCAATTGTTCTATTTTAATTCCTTTTGTAATGATACAATTATTAAGAACGGTTTTGATTGCTGTAGAAATCTGCTTATTATCCTGACTCTCTAAAGCAAGAACTAAAACTTTTTCTTCTTTAACTAAAAATGGTCTATACTTAATTTCTTGTTTTGTTGATGGCAATACAAGATGATAAGTTGGTGTAGCAATCTTCGGTAAAGGCATAATATCCTATAAAACTTCAGTAAAATTATTTATGCCGATCCACCAACCTCTCTATTTCCAAGATTTCTAGTTAAACGATCCGTATTAAATGGGACCGATCCTTCAACAGATCCACCAAAAGCACCAAATGTTTCTTGTATTGCAGCTCCACCAGATTTTCCAATAGATCCCAATCTAGATGGTTGAGTAGTTGACTGAGATTCATCTTTAGTGTTCGTCTTTTCAATTGTTGGAGAAGGAACTGCGGTTACCATAGTCCCAGTTCTATCAAAAATATATCTATCATAAGCGAAAGAAACAGTACACTTTAAAATATCCGAAGACTCATAAGATACTGGCATTGATGTAATATCAATAGGAAATGCATTAACAAATCTATATGCTATTTTATTATTAATAGAGGAGTCTTTATTAAATTTTGCAATAAAGATATTGCATTTATAATTATCAGGATAATTAAATCTAAATGATCCCCTCTGTCCACTGGTTTCATATATTGGTTGACCCAAACCATAAGGACTTGCAATATAACTCATCCAAGATTCAAAAAATTTAATTACATTATAACTAGAATCAACATAAAAAGTTAATTGGAGATCATTATATATTTTTCTGTAGGGAAACTTTTGAGAAACTCCTGGAAAGTCTGTATTCATTTCAGTGGTAGCAAATGAGTTTCCAGGAAGAGAAGCTTCATTGCAGTAAATACCAAGTTCTTCTCCAGCAAAAACTCTATCAAAACTAAAAGTTTTTTCTACAGTTCTATCAACACCAGAAAGTTCTCTAGTAGAATCTGCTGCAATTAAAACATAATATTGAGAAGTTTGCGCAAGTCTACCAAACCTACTAATTAAATCAGATGTTTTGTAATGTCTTATAGGAATATTTCCTGCCATGGAAATAAATATTTTTTAGTTATTATATACTATGTAGATGAGTTATAAAGGAAAGTTTCGTCCTATTAATTATAAAAAGTATAAAGGTGATCCAACAAATATCATCTATAGATCTCTATGGGAACTTAGATTTATGAAGTGGTGTGATACTAATGACAATATATTAGAATGGAAATCGGAAGAATTCTGGATCCCATACAGATCACCACTCGATAATCGTATTCACAGATACTTTCCAGATTTTTATGTAAAAGTTAGAGAAAGTAATGGATCAGTTAAACAATATGTGATTGAAGTAAAACCTCTAAGACAAGTAAAAGAACCTAAAGTGCAAAAAAGAAAAACACAAAAATACATAACAGAGGTAAAAGAATATGCAAAAAACCAAGCAAAATGGGAAGCAGCAAGAGAATTTTGCAAAGATCGTATGATGGAATTTAAAATCATCACAGAGAAAGAGTTGGGAATATGAATCGTATTTCAGAAAAACAAGTTGCAAGAATTAAATCATATCCAGATCCAGATGATAGAATGCTATCAATCATGGGATTATTAAAGGAAACCGAAATAATCCCAGAAGTTGGAAGTCTATACACTTTTGTTTATTCCCCCAAGACTCCAATGATTGAATATGATCAATACCCATTAGTTGCAGTATCAGATATTTTTAGATGGGGATTTAGAGCATACAATTTTCATTGGAAATCTCCTCACAACTATACTTGGTTAGAATTAGTTGGAAACCTACATAAAGTTCGTAAAGAAGAACTAAATACACTATTAGCACTAAACTATCAAAAGTTTAGGATAAATACTTAAAAAAGTACATGGCTCAGGATTATAGATCACCTGATGTAATAAAACCATCATCACCGACAGCCAGAGAAACTGGATTAATTAATCATAGTTGGAAATATAAAGTTGGTGGTCTTACTCAAACTTCAAATAGAGATTTTGTTCAGGTAATGAATCATCAGACAGGATCTGTTGATTTATATCTTACAGAAGGATTTGGAAATAGAACTTTAATTGCTTCTAAAAATAGAAGTGATACTGGATGGACATGGAAAGCTGGAGATCGTGTTCTAACAGCACCAGCGAGGCAATCATTAGTCAAAGAATTAAACTCAGGAAGTGCTTTTAATAGAAAGTTAGACGATAAATTATTAAACACTGCAGCACAAGACTTTAAAGGTGGTCTATCAGATGCCATTGATATATATGGAAAATCAGTAAATCTAAGTTCTGCTCCTGCAGATCAATCTAGAGGTGGAGATGTTGATGGATCTAGTGGAGGAACTGATTCTCCATCTGGTTCAGATGCTTCAGGAAGTTCACAATCACTTACACCTGAACAAGAAAAAAGTATTTTAGACACTATTAGTAAAGGTCAGGTAGCAAGAACAAAGTATGATACCGATCTAAAATATCCAGTTGCATATGAAGGTAATGATTACTTTACTATTGAAATGATTAGATATGTACCTTCATCAAATCTCAGTCTTGGTGTTGTAAGTGGTTCAAATGATACTGGAAGTATTTTTGATAACAAACTTGGTTTACCTGGAATTAGTGAAAGATCAAGTAATGAAGCATCAATAGCAAAAATAACTTTACCAATTCCATCAAATTTAATAGATGCGAATCCAGTAGATTGGACCAACTCAGAATTAAACCCACTTCAAGCATATGGTGCTGGAGCAATTGGAAGAATTTTGGGAAGTGGAAATTTTGCAGAAGGTTTAGGATCCGAAATAAAAAAGGGTGCTGATGTTGCAAGACAAAATGCAGACACTATAAAACCAATTTTAAATAATGAGATTATTAAACAAATTCTTGGAGTAAATACATTAACAAGATCTACTGGTGCAGTTGTCAATCCAAATACTGAATTACTATTCAAAGGTCCTGCACTTAGAACTTTTACTTTTAGTTTTAAGATGACTCCAAGAAATAAAAAAGAGTCTGAAGTCATCAAAAAAATTATAAGAACCTTAAAGCAAGGAATGGCAGTTAAGAGAACTGCAAATCAAGTATTC